GCGGGATGCCCGGCGCATTCAGCACAACGGACCGGCACCGTTCTACGGGAGCCGCCGGAAGGTTTCCTGAGCTTATGAAGATCGAACTCCAGGTGCAGCAGTGGCCAGTTGAGAAACTGATCCCCTACGCCCGCAACGCCCGCACTCACTCCGACGAGCAGGTGGCGCAGGTTGCGGCGAGCATCGTCGAGTTCGGCTGGACGAATCCGATCTTAGTCGGCGCGGACGGTGTGATCATCGCTGGCCACGCGCGGTTGGCGGCTGCCAGGAAGCTGAAGCTGACCGAGGTTCCGGTCATCGTCCTTGACCATTTGACTCCAACGCAGCGCCGCGCCCTGGTGCTCGCCGACAACCGACTGGCACTCAGCGCCGGATGGGATGAGGAGATGCTGCGCGTGGAGTTGGAGTCGCTCGAGGAAGATGGCTTCGACCTCGACCTGGTTGGATTCACCGACGAGGAGGTTGAAGAACTCCTGCGCGATCCGGAGGAGTCCAATGTTGGACTGACCGACGACGATGCGATTCCCGAAGAGGAGGAGCACGCGGTTACCGTGCGCGGAGACGTCTGGCTGATGGGCGAGCACCGGCTGCTGTGCGGCGATGCGACCAGCATGGATGCGGTCCAGGCCGTTCTCTCTGGCGGCTTGGTCGACATGGTCTTTACGGACCCGCCGTACAACGTCGATTACGAAGGCAAGACGGCGAAGAAGCTCAAGATCGGCAACGACACCCTGGGCGGCAAGTTCTATGAGTTCCTGCGCGATGCTTGCGCGAACGTACTGGCGATAACGAAGGGCGCCATCTACATCTGCATGTCGTCGTCGGAGCTGCACACGCTCCACCAGGCATTCACAGATGCCGGCGGCTACTGGTCCACGTTCGTGATCTGGGCGAAGCACCATTTCACATTGGGCCGGTCGGATTACCAGCGGCAGTACGAACCGATTCTCTACGGCTGGCGCAAGGGCACGGATCACTTCTGGTGCGGCGCGCGGGACCAGGGCGATATCTGGTTCATCAAGAGGCCGGCATCAAGCCAGGCCCATCCGACCATGAAGCCTGTGGAATTGGTGGAGCGCGCGATCCGCAACAGCAGCAAGACGCGTGACACCATCCTCGATCCGTTCGGCGGATCGGGAACGACCATGATCGCGTGTGAGAAGTCAGGACGGCAGGCGCGGCTGATCGAGTTGGAGCCGAAGTATTGCGATGTGATTGTTCGTCGCTGGCAAGCGTTCACGGGACGAGAAGCGAAGCTTGAGTCCGACGGGAAGAGCTACCGCGAGGTCGCCGGAGCGCGAAGCGCAGTGGCAGCGTGAAGTGGACCGTTGCCGCGCCGAAATCGCGGCTACCGAAGCGTTGCTACTCGCCGGCCATCCCGACGTCGAAGGCCTTTGCATGGCGCTGGCGGACTGGTCGGCCGAGTTGAGAATTCTGGAGCGCGACGGCGATGATTGATCCCATCCTGCAGGTGCTCGTGCCCGTGGTCGGACTGGTGTCCGGGCTGATCGCCACCTACGTGAGCCTCCAGAACCGGGCTTTGCTGGCGGAAGTCCGGAAGGAGATTGCGGAGTTGGAGAACCGCATTATCACCAGGATCAATGGGACATACGTTCGCGCTGGTGAGTGCCACCTACGTGAAGAGTTGGTGGCAGAAAGGATCAACGCGCTGGCGGCGGGAGTTCACAAAGTAGAACCGCCGCCGGATCGTTAAACCCGGCGGCGGTTGGGTGATGCAGGTGGGTGGTTCGCTACTTGCTGATTTTGTAGACGCGGTCGCCAGCTTCGTTCTTCGAGGACTCGATCTTGACGTTGTGCTTCTTGCCGGCGGTGCTGATGAATCCGCGCACGCTGTGGGCCTGCCAGTCGGTGGCCTTCATGATCTCGGCGAGGGTCGCGCCCTTCGCGCGTGCGATCATGTCCAGGATTTTCGCGCCCTTGCTCTCGGCGCGGGGGGCGGTGGCCTTGGCAGCGCGTTCGGGCTTCGCGGCCTTCTTGCTGGCCTTGGCTTCCTTCTTGGGCGCGGCGGCCTTGGCGCTTTTCTTGGCTTTGGGCGCGCCCTTCTTCTGGCTGGCACCCTTCTTCGAGGGGGCCTTCTCCGGCGCAACGTTCGCGCCCTGTTCCGCAACGGCGGCGGCTTTGTCGTTGGTTTCTGCGTTCGTCATGGTGTTTCTGGTCATCCTTTTCTGCGCTTGCTTCGCGCATGACGATTCATCACTCCGGTGCGCCGGAAAGGCAAGGGAAAAGTGACCGGTCACGGAACGCTTTCTAGTGAGGCGAACACGTGGCGATCCTGAGCCAACGGGCCTACGCGCGCCATCGCGGAGTCGCGGTATCCGCCGTACAGAAGGCGATTGAAACGGGGCGCATCTCGACACAGCCAGACGGACGGATCGACTCCGAACAGGCCGATGTCGAGTGGGAGCAGAATACAACGCGGCACGCGCCACCAATCGCCACGCGTGGCCAGGAAGAGGATGATGTCTCGATCTTCGGCGCTTCGCAGTACGCGAAGGCGCGCGCCGTACGGGAACACTACCAGGCGCGACTCGCCAAGATCGAGTACGAAGAACGCGTGGCGACGCTGGTCCCCAAGAACGAGGTCCAGGTTGCCGCGTTCAACAAGTTTCGGCAGTTCCGCGACCACATGCTGAACATCCCGGATCGGGTGGCTGCGATGGTGGCGGCCGAAACCGAAGCGGCGAAGTGTTACGAGGTACTGGCCAACGAGATCCGCAGGGCGCTGAATGAGTTTGCAGACTCCAACGGCTGAAGAGATCTACTCAGCAGCGGCGGCTGCCGGCGCGCGGCCGGACCCGATGCTGACGATCTCGCAGTGGGCTGACAAGTACCGCTCGCTATCGCAGCGGGCGTCGGCTGAGTCAGGCCCATGGCGCACGGATCGCACACCGTACTTGCGCGAGATCATGGACTGCCTTTCGCCGTCCTCGCCCGTGGAGCGAACGGTCTTCATGAAAGGTGCGCAGATCGGCGGGACGGAGTGCGGCAACAACTGGATCGGCTATGTGATCCACCAGGCGCCCGGCCCCATGATGGCGATCCAGCCCACTGTGGAGATGGCCAAGCGCAACTCGAAGCAACGCATCGACCCGCTGATCGAGGAGTCGGAAGTTCTGCGGGCACTGGTGAGCGACCCGCGATCGCGCGACTCGGGGAACACGGTCCTATCGAAGGAGTTCCCTGGCGGTGTGCTGGTGATGACCGGCGCGAACTCCGCGGTGGGCCTTCGGTCGATGGCGGCGCGGTACCTCTTCCTGGACGAGGTGGACGGGTATCCCGGCGATGTCGAGGGCGAGGGCGATCCGGTCAATCTGGCGACCGCCCGCACAAGAACGTTCGCGCGCCGGAAGATCTTCATGTGCTCGACGCCGAAGATCACGGGCATGTCCCGGATCGAGGCAGCGTATGAAGAGAGCGACAAACGGTTGTACTGGGTGCCGTGCCCAGTCTGCCGCGAGTTCCAGACGCTGAAGTTCGCGCAGTTGCGCTGGCCCAAGGGGGAAACAGAAAAGGTCGTTTACGTTTGCGAGCATTGCGGGCAGGAGATCCACAACCACCACAAGCAGTCGATGCTCGCGTGCGGCGAGTGGCGGCGCAGCGCTATTGGTGACGGCAAGACCGCTGGCTTCCATCTCTCCAGCCTGTACTCGCCGGTTGGCTGGTTCGCCTGGGCGGACGCGGCCAAGCAGTTCGAGCAGGCCCAAAAGAATCCGGCGCTGCTTCAGGTCTTCGTCAACACCGTGCTTGGCGAAACGTGGACGCTGCTTGGCGAGGCTCCTGAGTGGCAGAAGCTGTATGACCGGCGCGAGCCCTACAAGGTCGGAACGGTGCCGCGCGGCGGATTGTTCCTCACGGCTGGTGCGGACGTGCAGAAGGACCGCATCGAAGTCGAAATTACCGCCTGGGGCCGTGGAAAGGAATCGTGGTCCGTCGATTACCGAGTCTTCGAAGGGGACACATCACGGGCGCAGGTTTGGGATAAGCTCACCGGCCTGCTGAACGAATCCTTCCCTACCGAATCCGCTCTGGAACTGCCTATCTTGCAGCTCGCCGTCGATTCGGGCTTCGCCACGATCGAGGTCTACCAGTGGGCGCGGCGACAGGGCGGGCGCGTGCTGGTGATCAAAGGCGACTCGCGGACGCCCGCGCTCATCGGGCCGGCGTCTCCTGTTGAGGTTGGGCCGGCGGGCGCGAAGCTGAAGCGCGGCGTTCGGGTGTGGCCGGTCAACTCCGGCATGGCCAAGGAAGAGTTGTACCGGTGGCTGCGACAAGATCGGCCTACGGATGAGGACGTCGCGAAGGGAGTTCGTTTCCCTCCGGGATATTGCCACTTCCCGCGCTACAGCGAAGAGTACTTCAAGCAGATCACCGCCGAGCAACTGGTGACGAAGATCGTCAAGGGCTATCGCCGCCACGAATGGCAGAAGATGCGCGAGCGCAATGAGTCGCTCGATTGCCGCGTGTACGCGCGCGCGGCGGCTGGACGGGTCGGCATCGACCGCTTCCAGGAGAAGCACTGGGCCGACCTCGAGCGTCGCGTGGGCGCGCCTCCGGCGAAAGAAGTGAAACAGCCGCAGCAACCGCCGCGCACGGACGGTAAGCAAGCCTCTCGGAACCGCGTGCGCTTCAGGATGGATCTCTAATGGCATTCACTCAGTCCGACCTCGATGCTCTCGACGCCGCGCGCAAGCAGGGCGCCAGGCGAGTCCGGTTTCAGGATCGCGAGTTCGAATTCGATTCCGTCGACGACTACCTCAAGCTCCGGAATCTCATCCTGAATGACATCGCCCAGCAGAGCGGGCCGCAGCAAGTACGCCAGGTGCGGATCTACACGACCAATGGTTGGGGGCAGTAGTGGATCGGCTCGCGCGACTGGCCACGGCCACGCGTGGTTTGGGCGACCAGTTCGTTGCAGCGTGCCGGAAGGAAACGCCCGCCGTTCTCGAAAAGATCTTATTCTTCGGCGGCATGGGCTCCGTCGTGTGGGGCTGCTGGATGGTATATCGCCCACTCGGTCCAATCATCGGCGGCGTGCTGGCTGTCTGGCTTGGAATGTTGATCTCGGTGGAGCGCAATGAACCTGGTCCGTAGGGCCGCCGCGATGACCATCGCACCGCCGCGCACCCGTGCCATGGGGACGTTCCCATTCGATGCTGCTGGCCGTGGGCGTCGGGGAATCGGATGGAATCCGCCGTTCCTCGGTCTGAACACGCTGCTGTTTTCGCACGGCCTGGAGTTGCAGGCGCGGAACCGGGATGCGGTTCGAAACAGCGCGTGGGCGTCGGGGGCCGTGGACTCCTACGTCGCCAACGCGATTGGCCGCGGCATTCGCCTCGTGCCGCACCATCCGGACGAACAGGTGCGCGACCTGATCACCAGGAAATGGAATCGATGGACACGCGAATGCGATGTCGAGTACGACCCGCGGAATCCTGCGTCGGGCCAGACGGACTTTTACGGCCAGCAGATGGTGATTGCCCGCGAAGTCATGGAGGCCGGCGAGTGCTTCGTGCGGTTCCGGCCGCGTTCGGTGAAGGAAGGACTCACGGTTCCGTTGCAACTTCAACTCATCGAGGCCGAGCAGCTACCGTTGTGGCGCACGGCTATCGAGCAGATGCCGCCGAAAAACTCGGTGCGGTGCGGCATCGAGTTTCAGACCGATGGGCGACGCGCAGCTTACCACTTCTGGAAGGCGCATCCGGGCGAAACGATGTTCTTCCCGATGGACGCACTCTCGGTGGAGCGCGTGCCTGCCACCGACGTGTTGCACGTCTACAAACCGATTCGCGCCGGACAGTTTCGAGGCCAGCCGTGGCTCACGTCGGTAATCGCGAAGCTCTACGAACTGGAGCAATACACCGACGCGGAAATCGTCCGCAAGAAACTGGCAGCGATGATCACCGGGTTTATCACGCAAGCCAGCCCGGACAACCCGATCATCCCGCCGGACCAGTATCAGAACGGGCCGACTCAGACGGAGCCGGGGGCGCAGATCAGCAAGCTCGAACCCGGCACGTTTCAGGTGTTGAACTTCGGCGAAGAGGTTCAGTTTGCGGAGGCGAAAGACAGCGGCGATTTCAAATCGTTCATCCGGAGTTGCCTGCAAGCCTTCGCGAGCGGGGCCGGGCTCGCCGAGTACCAGATCAGCGGCGACCTGTCGGGGATCAACTACTCTTCGATCCGCGCGGGCCTGCTGGAGTTCCGCCGCAAGTGCGAGCAGTACCAGCATTCGGTTTTCATTTTCCAGGTTTGCCACCCCGTGTACAAGCGCTGGTTGCGCGAGGCCATGCTGGCGCTGGTGTTCGGCGTTGACCTGTTGAACGCCTACAGCAAAGATCCCGAGCCATTTGAGGAAGTGCAGTGGGTCACGCCCGGCTGGCCGTGGGTCGATCCCGAGAAGGACATCAAGGCTTCCAATGATGCGATCCGCAGCGGCCTCTCCACGCGTTCCGCCGAGGTCGCGGCGCAAGGGCGCGACGCCGGTGCCGTTGATGCGGAACAGGCGGCCGACAACAAGCGTGCCGACAAACTTGGGCTGTCCTACGACAGCGATGGACGTAAGGTGCTCACCGGGCGCAACGCCGGACTGACCGAGAGCGAGATCCAGACGGATGCCGCAAAGGGAGAGGTGGACGTCAAGCCGTGAAGAATCTGACTCGCCTTGCATCGCGGTTCGTGAACACGCCGCTCATGATCCATCCGCCCAAGCTGGACGTGATGGTTCAGGCGCTGGCTCCACGGCTGGGGATCATTCCGGTGGCCGACGTGAAGCACCCGGAACCATTCGCCGCCGCGTATATCGAGGAGGCCGGTGACAGCGACTACCAGGTGATCGACGGCATTGCGATCATTCCGATTCAGGGAGTCCTGACGAAGAAGGAGTCGTGGGTTTCGGCTTTCAGTGGTTGCAGTTCCTATGACCTGATTGGCCGGTACGTTCAGGACGCGGTGAACGACGCTGCGGTGCGCGCGATCCTGTTGCAGGTTGACTCACCTGGCGGCGAGACCACCGGATGCCTGGAGCTGTCCGATTACATCTACTCGCTACGCGGCGCGAAACCGATCTACGCGGTCGCCGACGACTTCGCATTCTCGGCGGCCTATGCCCTGACCAGCGCAGCCGACAAGATCTTCGTCACGCGCATGGGAGCGGTTGGCTCGGTCGGCGTTGTCGTGCTGCACACCGAGGATTCGAAGTTTAACGACGAGCAGGGATTCAAGTACACCTACATCTTCAAAGGCGACAGGAAGGTTGACGCGAACCCGCACGAACCGCTCTCGGAGCGGGCGCAGAAAGATATCCAGTCCGAGATCGACCGGCAGTATGACCAGTTCGTAGCAACGGTAGCGCGGAATCGGAAGGTCGCCGCCGAAAAGATTATCGCGACGCAGGCTGGCGTGTACTGGGCGGAAAACACCGTTCCGCTCCTGGCCGACGAGGTCGGAACGTTCGGCCAAGCCATGAACGCGCTTCGCCAACTGCTCGGCGAGCCGGTTCAGAGTTCAACGGCGGCGATTGCCGCAATATCCAAACCCAAGGAGGTAACAGCAAGTATGCCCGATGAAACGCTGACAATCGCCCCTCAAGGCACTAAGCCGGATGACGGCGACAACAAAGACGATGACGAGTCGAAGTTCTGCCATGCGTGTGGAACCAAGCTCCGCGAAGACGCAAGGTTCTGCCACGCGTGTGGCGCGAAGATCGAGGACGAATCCAAGAAGCCGGAAGGTGCGGCCCCGCTCGCCGGCCTCTCTGCCGTGGTCGGCGAGCCGCTCAAAATGCGTCCCGAAGGCGACATCGAAGCCATCGGCGCGTTGTGCAAGATGGCCGGTTGTCCCGACAAGGCCGCGGAATTCCTCACCAAGAAGAAGTCCAGCGGCCAATATTTCAGCGTCGCGGAAATCAGTGAAGAGCTGACTGCCGCCCGCGTGATCGAAAGCGAGAGGAGCATGATCACTTCCCACGTCAACCCCAACCAGGGCGCGGTCGGCTCGCTTCAGGAACTTGAAGCCCAAGCCACCGGCTATGCCCGCCACAATCGCGGCAAAGAGACTCCGAATCTTTACGCCGAAAGCGGTACCACCAAGCTGACCAAGGAGCGCGCCTACGCCCAGATGCTCGAAGAGCATCCCGAGGTTTACGGCGCATTCGTGGCGCAGCACAACGCGAAGGGCCTGATCGCCACGCTCGAGCGAGCCGGCGTTCGCCTGGCGCGATAGCGCGAAAGGAGACCAACAGACATGGCATTCGAACAGACATTACGTTCAGTAGGCCTTCCGGCGGCGGCGGACCTCACGAGCGGCGGAACTGTGAATCCGCAGTTCTACTTCGTGACCGTCAATTCGTCCGGACAGATCAACTTCACAGGGGCTGGCGCTGTCGCCGATGGCGTGGTCCAGGACAAGCCCAACGCGCAGGGAGTCGAGGGCGAGGTCGCGATCCTCGGCATCACCAAGCTGGTGACCGGCGCTGCGGTCAACAACGGCGACCCGCTCATGGCCAACGCCAGCGGCCAGGCGATCACTGCAACCAGCGGTAACTTCGTGCGGGCGCGCGCGCTGGCGGCTTCGGGAGGCGCGGGCGTGATCATTCCCGCGCTGCTTCTCGGCCCTTACAAGATGTAGCCGTCAGCGGCTCACAACAACTCAAAGGAGAAATAACAAATGCCTCAGCCAACACTACAAGACGTTCACGTCAATCGGCCGCTGACGAACATTTCCGTGGCCTACCTTCAGGAGGCCGCCGGAGTGGAATTCGTCGCTGACAAGGCCTTTCCGGCGGTCCCGGTCGAAAACAAAAGCGACCTCTACTACACCTACGCGCGTGCGGACTTTAACCGCGACGAGATGCAGAAGCGCGCGCTGTCCACCGAGTCCGCCGGCACGGGCTACAACGTGAATTCCACCGGCACGTACAACTGCGACGTCTGGTCGCTGCACAAGGACGTGGATGACCAGATCCGCTCCAACAGCGACTCGCCGCTCGCACCCGACCGCGACGCGACCATTTTCCTGACGCAGAAGGCCCTGATCCGGCGCGAGAACCAGTGGGTGTCGAAGTTCTTCGGCACCGGCATCTGGACCAACAACGTCAGCGGCCAGGCGACCGCGGACTCTACGCACGTCGTCTATTGGGACGCCGCGAACTATCCGAACGGCAACCCCATCACCGACATTCGCCACGCGAAGACCCAGATGCGGCTGTCGAGCGGCGGTTTCGCGCCCAACATTTTCGTGATCAGCCGCCCGGTGTTCGATAAGCTCGTGGATCACCCCGACTTCATCGACCGCACTAAGTACGGGCAGACCGCGCCGAACCCTGCAGTGGCCACTCGCCAGATCATGGCCGAGATTCTCGAACTGGAGGATGTCCTGGTCATCGATGCCGTCTACAACACGGCGGCGGAAGGTGCGGCCGAATCCAACTCCTTCATCGGTGGCCTGAGCGCGGCGCTGTTTTACCGCCCGAAGAATGCCGGCTTGATGACCCCCAGCGCTGGGTATGTGTTCAACTGGACCGGATTGATTGGAACGACGGGTGGCGCGGGCGTCCGCATCAAGACGTTCCGCATGGAGCACCTGGCTTCGGATCGCGTGGAGATCGACTCGGCCTTCGATATGCGCCTGGTCTCTGCGGATCTCGGCTTCTTCTTCAACAACGTGATCTCGGCGGTGTAATTATGATGCTTCGCCGTGAATCGTGGGCGCGTCTGACCAGAGGCCGCGTTCCGCCCCTCTTCGTCCTGCGCCCGTTGCAGGGCTTCACTTCCCCCGACATCGGCGACGAGTATCCCGCTCCCGATGCCACAAACAAAGTCCAGTTGACGCGCGCACGGCAGCTCTACGAGCAGCGCCGGATCGGGACTCAGGCAGAGGCGGATCGGGCGCTCTCCAGGTTTCCCAAACAGGAACCGGCCAAGCCGGGAAAGGAGAAACGACATGGCAGTCAAAGTGGAAAAAACGCCCGTTAATGCTCCGGAGTTTCAGAGCGCGGGTCCGCAGCCCAATTTCAAAGGCAGTTACCCGTCGAAGCAGAAACAGTTCTTGTCGGCGGTCCAGACAGGCACTGGTGCGTCGCAGAACATCGCACATGGGTTGGGCGCGGTGCCTGCGGGCGTACTGGTCTCCTGCACGGACAACAGCGGGAGCACCAACGTCTTCACGGTCGCCGAAGGAACGCACGACGCAACCAACGTGAAGGTGACGGTGACGACGGGGGCCAAGTTCAAGGTTCTGGCCTGGCTCTGATTCCGATGAAAGCGAAATCGTTCGGAAAGATCCCCGTCCCGACGCCTGGCACGCCGGTTCCCGTTACCGGCGACGCGAATCTGCGTGTAGAGCGGCTGCGCTTCGCCGCAGTGATCGGCGAGACCGGGCGTGTGTTTCTCGGCGTCTCCGGTATGAACAAGGCGAACGGCACGGGCGTGGTCAAAGAATTCTGGCCCACGGGTTCCGGTGGCGGCGTCGCGGATGCGTTCGATATCTGGGCGGAAGACTCCCGGCATTTGCTTGTGCCCGCGGACTACTACGTCGATGCCAACAACGCTGGCGAAGGACTAATCGTCGCCTATTGGACGTGAGGCTACCACCATGCCGAACTGGCCCACAATCGAAGGCATCGTCGACGGCGTCATGTTGAAGACGTTCGGCGAGCTGGTGGTGTATCAGCCGGTGCGGGCCGCCGCGGCGCAAGGGAATCCGTTTACGGTGACAGCCATCCGCCATCTGAGACCCCGCGACGAGTCGGGCGCGACGGCGAGCTTCGAAGAGATCTCCGTTGACCCATCCGACTTCACGAATCCCCCGGCAAAAGGTGATTGGGTGACTGCCTGGGGCACGCAATTCGTGGTAACCACGGTGCGCCAACCCGACGCCTACGGCATGCTCAACCTGGCACTTCTCCAGCGCTCGTGATCAATCCGAAAACAATACTTGGCGAATGGGTGACCGCGCTTCAGTCCTGCCCGGACTTGGTCACCGCGATCGGTGGCGACGCCGACGATATCCGCGCGTTCATGGAAGGGTTGGCGACCGACAATAATCTGCGTCTGGCCGTCCTGCAGATGCCGCCCGGCTCGATCCTGGTTGCCTGGAACGGCACCACGCCACGGCGTCTCGCGGGCGGGGCGCTGCACTTCGCGCATCGCTTCTCGCTCTATCTGCGCGCGCCGGAGCAGGATTCCACTGCCACGTACGCCGATCTGTTCTGGCTGCTGGTGAGCGCCAAGCCAACGGGCGCCCCATCGTGGGAATCGCTTCTGCATTTGCAGATCGATCCCGATTGCTACCCGATGGACATGGACCTGCCGTCCGCTCAGCGAAACACCGTTGTGGTGAGCGCGGAGGGGGCAACGCTCGATTACTTCGAAGTGCAGGCAACGCTCGTGGAGCAAGGCAATCCCGGCGGGGAATGAGGAGAACGTTATGGATTCAGTTTTCATGCGATCGCCGGAAGGCGAAGTGAAGGAAGTCGAGGCGACCGCCGAAAAGCTCACGCCGCTGATGGTCGCCGGGTGGCACCAGGTTCCAGCGCCCGTTGTGGCGAACCAGAAGCCGGTAGTCGCGGCAGAGGAGGAAAAGTTACATGGCGAACATCAATGAACTGCTGAACGGTTGGGGATTCGGTAAACAGACCGCCATCGGAACGGCGAATTTGGTCGCCGCCATCTGGCGTCACACCAATCTGAACACCAAGCCGTGGGCGAAGGTCCCGGTGAACGAGGATGACAGGGCGGAGATCGGAAAGGGACATGAGTTCCCGACGCAACTCTTCAGGTCGCACTACAACATGCCGACCTACGAGATCTCGAAGTACGCCTCGTCGGAGTTCCTGGCCTGGGCGATGTCCTTCTCCATGGGCAACGTCGCCGTGAGCGGCAGCGGTCCGTACACGTACACCATCGTTCCGGCCTTGGGCGCCACGAACCCGACCGGCCTCGAGCTGCCGTACTTTTCGTTCGTGCAGCAAATCCGGCCCGGTGGCTCGGCGGTGCTGGACGAAATGCTGGTGGGCTGCGCGGTCAAGGGCTGGAAACTCTCCATCAAAAACTCCCCTGGTCGCGCCAGTGCGATGTGCGCGGCCGAATGCGTTACCACTGGCCAGTACACCTCGCCCAGCGGCATCACGCTGCCAGCCATTTCCACGCCGCATGAATTCAATGCCGGCATGATCAGCGCGCTGACCTTCAACGGCATCAACTACCTTTCCGGCGGCAGCGCAAAACAGTTTGTGTCCATGGAGGCGTCCTGGGAGAACAACTTCAGGCCCGGCTTCTTTCCTGGCTCGGGATCGCAGGACGGCTACCAGATCCAGGGGCGTTTCGAGTGGGGCGACCGCGTCTTCGCGGTGCAGTTCGTGGTGCGCGTCCAGTCCGGATCGACGGAGTACGCGAACCTGATCGCCCTGACCACCGGCACGGCCACGTTCACCATGACCCGCGACGCCAACAACTCGTTCACGATGCTCATTCAGAAGATGGGTTTCAACGTCGCCGAACTCGGAAACACGGACGGGATCGTGACGCTCCAGATCACGGGCGTGCAACTCTACGACCCCACCAACGGGCTGGTGACCATGACGGTCACGACGCCGCTACAGGGCATCTGCCAATAGGAGTTTGGAATGGAAACCGAAAAGAAAATAGGCTTCGACGCCTCGAAGCCCTTTGTCGTGCCGATCCTGTCGGGCGGTGAGAAGAGCTGCGAGGTGCGGTTCCCTTCGGACGAGGAGTGGTGCGCGTGGGCGCGAGCGCAACGCACGGTGCGGCATTTTCTCGGACGCGGGAAATCGCAGAGCGAGGATGTGGATCTGCCGAAGATCAACGCGGAGTTGTTCGCCAAGATCCGCACGGACAAAGACGGTCCCGAGTTCGACGACGCTGAGGCCGGCATGGTGATCGGCCGCATCGAACGGTGCGCCGTGGCCAGCGTGGAGCGCGAAGGGATCAACTACCGGATCGAGATGAAAGTCCCCGGAGCGCGCGTGGTTCACGTGCTACGGATGCCGACCGCAAAGGAGATGCAGGACCACGAGCGGGGCTCGACGAGCGTTGTAGCCGCGCGGCGGTCCGTCGAGACGCGTGCGTTTCTGGAGCCGAGCGGCGCGCTTTACGACAAGCTGCACATCTCGCACGATGGCTACGCGGGCGCGGTGCCGATCGTGCACAAGTCGGCGGCGGTGTCCGAGGTGATCGCGCAACTGGCAATCGAGGCCGACGAAGACTCGGAATAGCCGCGCCCGGCGACTGGCCGGATGAGCCGGGCGTTCGCTTCCTGATCCGGTCAGTGTTGAGCCAGGCCACCCTGTGCGGGCCTGAAGAAGAGTGCCCCGACCGTGTGTTCCGATGTCGGAAGTGCGGCTATTCGGCGCAGACCGAATTGGATGGCTGCCCCGCCTGCGGCGCAGACTGGAAAACAATCGATGTCAGCCATGGGCCGGGCTGCCCGAAGAACCTGCTCGAAGAGGGAATGGATACTCCGAACGGCGCTCTGGTGCGCCGGTGTTTCCGAATTCTCAACGCGAAGAGCATCGGGCTGACGATCACGCTCGCGGATATCACCGAGGAAGAGTTCCGGGTTGTAGAGTTGATCGAGGCCGAGCGGCAGGAGCAGATCAGGGGTGGAAACGCGGGCTTGCGGTAATGCTTGCCATCACGGATGTTAGCAATCAATGCGTTGAGTGCAACGGTTGATACTATAGACGGCTGGAATGATATCCGACGACCTTCTCGATCTGGCCCAGATCATCGCGTGTAGAACGCCCGGGTTCTTAGACAGGAGAGGACCGGGGAAGGATAAAGGGAACGGAGCGACGGACGCCTTCCTCGCAGAACTCAACAGCGCCGCCAGTGAACGATGGCCGAGCGCCTGCGTTCAGCAAGAGCGCGCATTTCCTGGAGCAAAGTACTCGTTTGATTTTTTCATTCCATCCGAACAGACCGCTATTGAGATTGCACTTTCCCTTCGAAACGTGGTCACGGAGTTCGAGAAGGACATCTTCAAAGCGATTCTAGCCAAAGACGGCGGGAAGGACGTAAGACGATTGATCTTGGTCGGTAAACACGGTGCCGTCAAGCGGCTAGCCGGTGCCGGCCCAAAAGCGATCGTCGGATGGGTCGCGCGCACTCAGGGCATAGAAGTCCACATCAAAGATCTTGGCCGACCGGATCTCGCGGCATGCTCCATCGGTTGATCAGAAAGAAGCTTGGAATGGATGTTTTAGTCCCGAGATCTACCCTTCAGTGCTTCGGCAATATGAATGCGGCTGATGTGGGCTGGGGCGCAGCGCTGCTGGCACCGAGGAAGAAGGCACCCGAGGTAGGCGGCGTGTACAGGAGTGCAGGGCCATCTGAACCTTTGGATAAAGCCTCCTGAAATTCCAGCAAGTTCTTGAGGTCGTCTGAAGCCTCGGACATCCGCTTCCATCCTTCCTCCAAAAGCGAACACGTCGCGCGGAAATCATTTCTTAGCTGTTCTGCAGCTACAACGAAGTGTGAACGCGTGAACCCGTACATTACAGAGGTCCAGCGCCGATAGTCATCTATATGTTCCGGCTTTGGAATCAGTCGTCTCCGATGATCATCCTTTGGCATCGCCAGGATCGCATCGTGTAGCAGGTTCCGGTACTGTCTTAGGCGACCGTCGATTAACTGCTCGAGGCGTGCAGAGGAAACCGAAGACGGACGGCGTTTTAGCGCGGTGTAATAGGCGGCGAACTGGTTCAAAAGCTTAACGCCAATTTCGGCACCTCGCTGCACTGCTGCGTAAAGTTCTTCGAGAAAACGGAATTCTTCGTGTCGGGAGTAGATCTTCTGGCGGGCGCGGGCTAACGAAGCGTACGTGGAATAGCTCGCGATCGCAATGTCCTCAAGCTGGGCATCGACCCCGTTTCTGAACCATATCGAGTTGCTCGATCGCAACGGAAAAACGTACAGTTGCCAGAACGTCTCATAGTGGGGAACCAAGAGCTTCATGTGGCCCCAGTGGTCTCGCTCAAGCTTGTCCCCCGCTCTTGCGAGCGTCGGCAATTTCATTCGCCCTTTCATATTCGATTAGTTTAATTTTCTCAGACTTCGATCTGTGCGGGTTAATCATGGCCCGGTTCCAAACCGTCCTCAAAAGCGCCCGCTTCGTCTACTCGCCATACACCGCGACCGAGATGCAGGGCTTCGCGCAGGTGCTGGCGGATTCCATCCGGGCGCGCATTCAGAGCGGGCGGAACATCTACGACCAGGCGGCCGCGCCGCTGAAGCCCGGACTGGCAGGCCGGCGAGGTTATCCCGACTACAAGTCGGCGCGTGGTTTGCGGCCTGTCCGTGATTGGACCTGGAGCGGGCACACGCTACGATGCCTCAAGGTTCTTACCGCAAACGAGAATCGCGCGGCCATCGGGTTTCTCGACGAAACACTCCCTGGCCGGCGAATGACGGCTTCACAGATCGCCGCTTTCAACAATCGGCGTGAGGCGCAGTGGGGCGTCTCGCCGCGCGACCGCCAGGCGGTTCTCGCCGCGTTCCAGGCCCGTCCCATCGTGATGCTCAAGGCAGCGTGAAATGGCAGATCAAGCCGAACGCGTAATCCTCGAAGCCGAGGAGACTCCGGTACTCGAATCGGTCGGCAGGGCCAACACCGCGCTCGACAGCTTCGAGAAGAAGTCGGAAGCCTCCCACGCCAAGGTCATCCGGATTTCTGATCAGACGCGATCGAGCGTTCAGCGGCTCATCGCCTCCCTCGAAAAGCAGGCCGAGACGTACGGGAAGAGCGGCGTGGACCGCCTGATCACACAGCGGGATCAACTGCTGCAGCGTTATAGTCGGGAGCCGCAGGCCATCGATGCGATCACCCGGTCCTATGAAAAGATGATCGCCGCGGAAGAGAAGGCCGCGCGCGAAGCTCTCGCGGTCAAGGCGGCCAAGGAAACCGAAGAAGCCCTTCGGAAGCAGTCCGAAGCCATCAAAGGGTTCGGCGAGCGTGTCACCCAATCCATCGAGAATCCGCTCCAGGGAGCCCGAGGCGCGGTGGGTTCCCTCCTTTCTTCGCTCGGACCGTTTGGCATCGGCGTGGCGGCGGGCGCGACAGCACTGATTGGCCTGGGCACCGCGGCATTCGAGGCGGCGAAGAGTCTGGGCGAATACGGCACGCGCGTGAAAGACGCTGAATTGCGCACCGGTTTGACGGCGAAGGAAGTCGGGCAGTTCGGCTTCGCGGCGCGCGCGGTCGGACAGGACATTTCTATTGTCGAGCGCCTCATGCGCGGGCTTTCCCAGGCGGCGAACGACAACTCCAATGAAGGCGAAAAAGCGCGGGCAACGTTGCGCGCGATGGGCATCGATTTTCACACCGCCACCGGAGAGATGAAACCGACCTCCGAGATTCTGACCGAGATCTCCGAGGGTTTGAACAAGCTTCCGGAAGGATTCCAGCGGGACGCCGCCGCCATGGACCTCTTTAAAAAGGTCGGCGTCGAGGCGATCCCGTTCATGACGGAACTCAACGAGAACCTGCGCGTTGCCCACGAACAGGGCTTCGGGCCGACCGAGGAGGACATCCGCCGCTTCTCCGAATACCAGCGTGAAGTAACGGTGCTCGAAACCAAGTGGGACTCCCTGATCCGCAAGTTCAAAGAAGGGCTGGTCGTCACCGTGACCTGGGTCGGGAAGGGCGTCGACTGGTTCCTCAACAACATCAGCACGGCCGGAGACGACGAACGGCAGCACCGCGAGGAAATCCAGGCGCTGCAAGATGCCGAGCAGATCCGGGCGTTGGGTGGCGTGACCAAAGTGTCCCGGAGCGAGCATCGCCGGCAGGTCGAGGATCTGGAACGGCGGGCGCCGGAGATTATGAAGAACCGCGATGCCACATTGAAGCGCATCGAGGATCTGCGGGGAGAGCAGCAACGGTTGACCGGTGATTTCGGCATCCTGCAGGCGATCGCGCCAACCCAAGATGAGGAAGCGCGGGCGAAGCGTGCGAGCGACATTCAGGGCCAGATCCAGCAATTGCAGAAAATGCTGGAGGATGCCGAGGCAGCTACCAAGCGGAAAGACCTACACGAGGGCAAGGAAGAGACGGATCGTATTCGCGCCCGGTTCTTCGGTACGCATGACGGCATGGAGAAGGCATATGCCGACGCCAAGAAGGACGTCGAGCGGCTCCAGAAACAACTGCTCGAACCGGACAAGCCGTTGACGAAGGCTCAGGCCGTGGATCTGGGTCAGCAACTCCGGGCTGCGGAAGCTACTGAGGCGCGCCGCAAGGCGGCACTGGATGCGGTCGCAAAGGGCGCGGAGCAGCTCAAGGACTTTCGCCGCCAGGCGGCCGAGTTCGAGAAGAAGGGCGACGTAGCTGAACTCGACGCAATCGGCAAGATTTACTATCAGCGCGACCAGCTTCTAAGGCAGGCCGAGAAGGTCAAGGCTTCGGAGTCGGAGATTGCCGCGATCCGCAAGGCGGCGGACCAGCAGGCATCGGTCCTCTACAAGAAAGCGTGGGAGGAGTTCGAGAAGTACGACGAAAAGCAACGCGCCGAACGGGCCAAGAAGATGCTCGCGATGATGATGCCTTCCAAGGAGCAGATGAAAGAGTGGGAAGAGGGCTTCGCGGCGCAGGAACGGATTGCTGATATTGGGGTTCAGACGCAACGCGAGGAGCTGCGTCGACGCGCGGCGCGGTCGGCACGGATGGCGGAACTGACCGGCGACGGGCATGCGCCCGTGGCGATGACTGAAGCCGAAAGGCGGGAGTTGGAGGCCCGTAAGGAAGAGTCGGCAGCGCAGCGAGCTTACCAAACCAGGCTCGATCTCGCCGTCCAGTTGGCGGGCAT